GCGTTTAACGTACCTATGATTGTTGCAGCGTTACCCGAACCGCTTGTCTTGTTTATGTATAAGCCTTCGCCACTACCACCTTTAGTAATATTTAAAGCAATACCACTACCGCTTGAATGTGTTATGCCAACTGTATCGCCACTACCAGAACTTGAAAAAGTACCTTTAGCAGCAATTAAAGTATGCGTTCCTAAATCTAAGTTAGCCGTTGCGCCCGTATACGGAACATAACCACTTGCACTTGCACCACCGATGTCGCTTAATAACTCAGCACCCGTTCTGTATTTAATAACTCCGCTATCACTTACAATAAATCTGTCAGTATCAATAGTCGCATTTGGTATGTTATTAATTTGCACCTTTCCGTCGCCATAAACAAAAAAGTATTCGCTTGTACTACTTGCATTTTGTACTCGTAAAGCAATATCACTTGCATTAGTACCTGCATTAATTAAAAGACCATAGGATAAACCCGTTGTAGTATTACCATTAAATTGAACTGCAAAAGCACCTGCGGTAGCATTGTTATTATAAATTACAGAGCCAGTATCAAATAAATTACTATTGATAATGTTGCCACTTGTAAAACCCCATTTAGTTAAAGAATAAATAGTTCCTGTTCCTGTTACTAAAGAAGTAGGAAAGTTTATTAAGTTACCTGCTCCGTTAATATACTGCGCACTTGTTCCTGAAAACGCTAAAGCTAAAGTTCCACTTGTAGTTAAAGGGCTACCAGATACGCTTATCGCATCGCCACCAACTGTTAATGCTACGCTTGTTACAGTACCCACCGCACCGCTTGAACGCTGCCAGATAGTACCTGAATAGATCACATAATCTCCTACCGCAAAAGTAATCGCACCAGCGCCAAAGTTTACTGTTCCTGCTACGTTACAAATATAAACGTCTCCCGTGTCGCCCGTTCCGTTTGCAAGTGTAGGCGTGTTTGTAGATGCGTTCCAAGTTCCTTTGTATTCCATAATAGAACTCGGTAACTGACTGATAGGAACTTTACCGCCACTATCCAAAGAAGCATAACCATTACTTACACCCTTTTCACTTCTTAATTGATAAGTATTTAAAAGTGCTTGAGAAGGGAACACCTCTACATAAGCAGAGCCACTCCATAAGTAAAGTTTCTGCGTGTCTTTAGCACAATAGATAACGTTAATATCGCCCGTTGCAGGGAACGAAGCTAAGTCAGTATAAAAGCTAACTGCACCGCTAAATATAGCCCCTAATTGTGCAAGTGTAATCTTCTTACTTACTCCACTAATCGGGTCGCCTATAATAGTTAAATCGGTACTAACTGGTGCTAACTCGGTCGCTAATTGGTTAATCTTTTTTCCTATCATCTTAGTATGTATAAATAGAAGGCACTTGGCATCTATCGTTTAGGTAAGGTAATTGCATTGTAATATCTATCTTAACTCCGGCTAAGTAATCTGGATCACTTTCAGTAAAGTAAGTCAATGGTGCAGTATCGCCAATATCCCAAATCGCTTTAGGGTAACGTAACTGCGCTACTATGTCTTGACCTACTAAAGTCATATCCGATAAAACTTCGGTTTCGTTTGTCTCTTCCATTAACATACGATCCATAAAATAAAGGCTAAAATTATAAGTAATATTTTTAGCGTTTATAGTTGCACCTGTTAAAGTGTAGAACATAGCAGGGTAAGTAACCTCGCCATTAGATAAACGTTCCCACACATCGCCGAAGTAAACAAAGTTAATTTGTTCGTGGTCGCTTCCGAGTGTTGTTATCTGCTTTGTTATTTGGTTTAACGTCAGGCTCATTCTTAATTTTTTCTAAATAAACACGCAGTTTATTTTGGTTTTTTATTGTTGTTACTTTACTCATAATTAGCAATCACTACAACCTCTATTCCCTTGATAAAGTTCCTCGAAGCTTTTACCTGCGCAGCAATCAAAATCGCCTAACCAAACGCTCGTTGTGTAAGCATCATTCTCAGGGTGTATTGCATCAATGCCACTTCCAGGGTTCAAGTACTCAGGATAAAGTGTAGAATATTCTTTTAAGTATTTAATCATTCTCTGCTTGTAGAACTCAGCACGGGTCTTGTATCTATTCGCCACATCAATCATATCCTGCATAGAAGGGTTCTCGGTATTTTCCCCACCTTTCCTTAACAAGCCTTTGTTATAGAACTGGTACGATAAGCCCATTGGTAATTCACTAAGTACATAGTGTACCAAAGTATCTGCAATATAGTTATCTAACAATAAAACCTCGTTAGCGTTTAAGTTGTTAGCCGTGATACCTGCTTGTAGTCGGTTGTATAAAGCACTTCCTAAAGCCGGTAGGATAAAAATATCTTGAGCCGTTTTAATCTCAGGCAATACAAGTTTCTCGTCAACGTTAGCGTGTAAGCCAGAGCGGTCTTTAATATTCTGTACGCTTATGAATAATGTGTTTAAACTCATCTTTATTTTCTTTTAACTATGTTTGATACCCACCTGTGACGGCAACTTTCTGAAATTTTACCATTGTCATTCCACCAACCGCCTCTCCTATCCCATACAGAATAACCAAGCCTTGCACTCATTTGCTCAATATCGCTACGAGTATAAAACTTATTAGCTTCTAATAAATATTTACAAAATGGTCTGCTTGTTGTAATTAAAGGATTGTTTTCAGGCTCTCCACCTCTATTCAATTTAGGTATCCACTCGTAAGTGTAACGAATTAAAATCTGCGTTGTTTGTGGCTTAATAGCTTCAACAATTTTACCAATAGGCGCAGTTAATTCCCTTTCAATAATAACGTTACTATCAATCCCTTTGCCTTGCTTTACTTCGCTTGTCTTAATAAAGCCCTTGTCGATTAATAAATCAATAACACGCTTAACCGCACCCACATCTTCTTTTAAAGTGTCAGCTATTACTTCAGGGGTAATTCTTTTATCCTTAACAATTAAGTCCAAGATGTTAGATTGTAATTGTGTTACATCTGCGAACATTTCAAAGTCAGCATCGTCGCTAAATCTTGTCTTGCTTTTAAGAACCTCGTAGTTACTTCTGTCTTCTCCGAACTCAAAGAACACTTGAAAATCTTGTTCGCTAAATTCTAAATCTTCAGCACCTAACCAAGTAGCAACCTCTTCGTCGCTTAAAGCATAACCGCCTTTAAGCATTGAACTTGCTTGTTCTCTGGTAATCTTACCCTTGTTAAAATCACGAATGATGCGCTGCATATTTTGCCATTCGCGACCTTTCAAACCTTTAATATGCTCGTTCACACTTAAAGGACTTGCTGCCATTGGTTGCTCAGTTTCGGTAGGCATTCCGTATTTAGTTGGATCAATACCAAGCTTCTCTAATATCCACTCTTTTGGTGCTACTTCTTTTATAATGCTTTCGCTAAAATCAATACCGATTGGGTCGGTAGGTTGTAGCATTAATTCCTCTGTTACCCCTGCATATTGTCCAAGCATATTAAATACACCTTCTAATTGCATTTGCTTGTAACGAATATAAGTGTTGTTAAAGATTTCGTAGCTATCACGCATCTGTTGTCTATTCCCTAATTGACCAGGAACGGCAATACCAAAAAGTTCTGCAGCCGTAATTTGATGCCCAGAAAATATATTGGTTTGAATTAACTCGTCTACACGTCCAAAATCTTCTTTAGTTAAATCACTCGCACCCAAATCGTCTACAATAGGCTTTCTTGTTGCATCATTTACAAAAGCAAGTAAATACTTCTTGCCGTCTGCGCCCGTGTACATATTGTCGAACTGTCTGCTTACTGCACGTTTCTCGTCAGGGCTTGGCTCTCCGTTTGGTAAAGTAATAAGTTTACTTGCAGAAAACCCTGTTTGAGCATTACCTAAAACGTGTTTACTTACTTCTACATCACTTTCAATGTAGTTAAGCGCACCGAAATAACCCGGAAGGCTATAAACATTCATACCCGGTCTGTATTCTTTTACATAAAGTATTTGAACGCCTACAGGGTTTTTAGGATTGAACGCATTGTATATCTCAGCTTTTTCTTGATTGCGTGTAGCCTTCCAATCTTCTTTATACCAGAACTGCGTGTTGTCTTTGTTAGTTCTAATCTTTGTATAATCACAATGCCATAACTCAGCGATTTGTTCGCCCATTACAGACCAAATAACTTGGATATAAGCACCACCAAATAGTTCAATATCTAAAGCAACCTTTTTAGTTAGATCATTTAAAGTTTCCTCTCTATTAACTTGCTTAACAATAGGCTGCTCTCCTGCCCAACCATTACCAACAATGTAGTTCACTTTGCCTCTTACGATAGCATTGTGCTTTGCTGACTTGTTAAAAAGGTCTAATAGGTATTGCGGATAGTCATTGTTTTGACCATACTGCATATACCCTTCGCCTTTTTTCTCTTTATATTCCGGTTGCTTTGCCTCGGCAAATGTCAATACTTGTATTTCCATTATTGTCTTATTGTGAATGTGCTTGTTGTTTCGTATTCTGTGAATGATATAGTTGTACCCTCGAGTTCCATAATGCCTGTTTCAAGCAAGTTTAAGCCCGTCGGGTTTGTGTTGGTAGTACTTGTCTGCTCGTAGATTGTGTAGGTGTATTGCCCGTTTAAAGCCGTATTAAAGAAGCTATTAACTACAATAGTGAACTCGTTGTACCTTTCCTTGTATGCGCTTATATCTGTATTGTTAAGCCTTACAAATTTGATGTCCGTATTTGTTGATCTATTCTCAAATATAAATAGATAGTTCGGGCTTGTTAAAAGCTGCTTCTCAGTCAAGGTAAGTATTATGTTTTGGGTTTGCCCCTTAATTAATCTTATCACAACTATAAATATAAAGTAATGCGATTGTTTGCAAAATAAAAAACCCCCGAACAATTAAGTCCGAGGGCATCTATATACAAAACCAAAACAACCTAAGAACCAGGAGTAGTTAAAGCTGCTGCAACTGTAGAGTTAACCTCTGGAGCCATAGCCGCTTCTGCACCTGTGAAAGTTAAAGTGTAACCACTTCTGTCGCCTTCAGCCGTACCTGTACCTGCGTTACCGCCTGTAAGGTCTAAGCCTCTTGTTTTACCTAAGTACCAGTATTTGCCATTGTTATCTTTGGCAACTGCTACTAAAGTGTTTTGAGCTAACAACAAGATTTCGTTTCTTGTATTAGCTTGTAATTTGTTTAATACGATAGTTAATTCTGGAGCATAGAAAACAGTTCCGTTTTGTACGTTTGCATTGATATTCTCAACAATTTGAGAAGTACCTTTTACAAGTTCGTACTTAAAGAACCTTTTACCTGCTGCCTTAACAAGTGCGGTAATAACACCACTTGCTTCGGTAGTTGAGGTAACGTCTGCTGCTGCTGCAAAATAAACTTCGGTTATACCACCTAAACTGTCTTTACAATCTAAGGTATAATTTTGAGTTAAAGCACAAGGCATTGTTATTGAATTAAATTAGTTTGAAAAAATGGGTAGGTATATTTCAACCTACCCTATAAATTATGCAAGGATAAATTTCACTATTTCATCTGCAAATGCGAAATTAGTTCCCATCTTAAATTCTGATACGAAACGTACTTGGTCAGCTTCTTTAGCATAGAAAATTTCAAACTTTTCTTCTTCGTTCAATAAGTCAGTACCTAAGAACATATTGCTCAAACGCATAGCGTAAACTTTGTTTGTTCCGTTAAGACCTGCAACTGCAATAACTTTGATTGTAGTACCAGGTAATACAAATTCGCTATCAGCTTTTACATCTACTGCATAAGAGAAAGCATTGCTATTCTTAAGAGCAACAGTGTAAGTTCTGAATAAATCTTGACCGCAGAAGATAGTCATATCGTCAGCAGCTACAACTTGTGCAGGTATTGCTTGGTAAACACCATCAAAGATGCTAATTACGTTAGCAGCAGTAATAGAAGATAAAGGCGCACCACTAATAAAAGTAGAAGCGTTTGCAGCAACAACACCTGAAGCAGCACCGATTAACTTAACAAGACCATCGAACTTATTTAAATTTACGTTTACACTTGTAGTGTCCCCTTGCCATAAAGAAGTCTCTAATTGAGCAGCAATAGTCTTAGCTTTCTTTTCGCTATACTCTTGCTCAAAAGGAATACTGTCATACATAGAACCAGTAGGTAAAGCTTTTTGTAAATACTTTGCTTCAAGGTCTTTAGGACATAAAGCTTCGTTTACTTTAATCTTGCCCGGAGTTACAGTTCTTTGAGTGAAAGTTGTTGCGCCAGAAGCATTAAAGCCACAAGAAGCACCATCTTGGAAGATAGCGTCTGTGCTTAAAATATTTATCTTCTCAGAACTCTTAACGCCAACCATAATATTTCCAGCGCTCTTAATAAGAGCAGCAGTTTTTGCACCCAATACAGATGAAGTTACAAGTAGAGCTTCGTTTTCTTTTGTATAGTTTGCTAATGCAGATACATCAAATCCCATTTTATTTTATTTTTATTTGTTTAATAAAGCATTTCTAAATTTTTCTAATCTATCGTACTTCATTTCCTTTGTAGTTACGTTAGCAGAAAAGTTGTTTTTTGGTTGCGCAATAGGTTCAGCGTTAGGTGTCTTTGTAAGTGCTTCTATTAATTCAGCTACTTGACTAAAGCCATTCTTAACTTTTGCCTCTAATTGTGCTACTTGTGTTTTAAGACCTTCGTTTTCAGCTACTAAGTTTGCGATTTCGTCAGCCATTTTCTCGTCCATCTTTTTACCCATTTCAGCAGGGTTTTCGTCAGCTTCTTTAGCTTCTGCTTCTGGAGTTTCAATAGATAAGATTTTAGCGGCTTCGTCTAAAACAATTTTAGTGCCGTCTGCTAATTGGTGTTCGCCAGTTGGAGCAGGTGTTCCGTCTGCTAAAGTAACTTCGCCACCGATAGCTAATTCGCTAATCATAACCTTCGTTCCGTCCATAAGGCTATATTCCGCGAATGTAACAGGTACCTCTTCGATAGGTGCTTCAATAGGAGCCGGAGCCTCTACTTGTGGCATATCTTCGAATAAAGCCCTAATTTGCATAATTGCATCTTTTGCGTTCATCATTCTTTTTGTTTAAATATTAATAAAAGATTTTGTTTATCATTTAACCCGTTGCAATATTTCCT